TTCAGGATGATCGGGTCCTGATTTCCATTTAACAGGAACATTGGATACTGTTTTTTGTTTTCCTAAATAATTTCTTGCGGGTTTTTTACCACCTTGCATTTCATAATTTATTTTTTTATCTATGGCCATTATCTCTTCCTCTTCATTGCTCTGCCAAATCCACGTTTAGCTTTGCCACATCCTTTAGGTCTAACTCTACCGCCATCTTTCAAAGGTATGTTGTATATTAAACTACCTAACAAACCTAAATTTGATGAGGCATTAATTCTATTTCCAATATCCAACCCAACACCTCTTCTAAAAGGGTTAAGCCATCTGTTAGCTTTACTAGACCATTTTTCTTTTGTAGCCATAATTTCTCCTAGTTAAATATTTTTCCGTATAGTCCACCAATACCTAATGCTGTACCCAATGCAGTTTGCCATGGGTTAGATGAACCTGGTTGTTGATATTGAGCGGCTCCCATTCCACCTGCAAGACCTGTAATAGCAGAACCGTATTGGTTAAGTCTACCATAAGGTTCATAAGCTGCTGTTTGTTTTGCTTGTTGATCTGCAGATAATAATGCTTGATTGTATCCTTGTTGTAGTGCACCTACACCACCTAGTCCAGCGATGTCTTGGCCCATACTTTTTCTTGCAAAATCAGATAGGCCCATTTGAGCTCCACCTAAACCTGCTTGCAGGTTAGCGATTGTTTGTTGGTTACCAAAGTTTTGTTGGAATTGACCCTGTGCGTTTTGTAATCCTTGTTGTAATAATCCTGATCTAATACCAGCTCTGTTCATTAAAGTGTCGCCCATGTATTGTCCAAGCATTGCACCTTCTCTTCCACCCCCAAAATTTCCAGAAGCTACAGCTGCATCTTTAATTTGTTGTTCGCCACCTTGTCTTGATAAATCATATTGTCTTAGAGTCTCATCAATAACTTGTCCTTGGTATGGTGACATGTAAGCAGTTTGTTGTGCTTGAGTCATTGGCCCTGTTAAAGCACTAAGTCCACCAACAGTTTGACCTGCTTGTTGTTGTGCTTGTTGAGCTGCGGTTAAATAAGGTTGATAAGAACCAACACCTGCGGTTGCTAAATTATATGCTCCTGTTTGAGCAGGATCCATTCCAGCAACAAATTGTTGACCGGTAAATGTACTTGTATCAATAGGTGCTGAATATGTGGCCGTCGCCTGACGGGCAAAATCTTTAGTAGTGTCTTGTAAAATATCTGGTATTGCCATTATGCTATCCTCGATTGTAACATTTGTTGTTGATCATACATTGCTTGTGCTCCCTCTAAGCCTTGTGACTCTTCAGAAATTTCTCCACCTGCTTCTAAGTTATCCATCATGTTCTGCATAACTTCTGAACCAGCGTCAATGTCTCCACCGCCTGCAGCTCTCACTGCATCAGCTGTAAAAACGAATTCATTTTTGCTTAATCTTGCTGGTACATCATCGGCTCTTTCTTTTCCACCTAAATCTACGAAGCCACCTGTTTCTCTGTAATCTTTTTCTTGACCACCTAGATTCATAAGTCCGCCTTCTTCAGCTCCTATTCTTCCGCCGTTAGCAGCCATAGCTACTTCTTGTGGTTGCTCCATACCGCCGCCTTGTTGTTCTTGTTGCTGCTGCATGATTGCTTGTACGAATTGTTCAAAAGTTAATGTGCCACCTTGGTTTTTATACTTAACATACTCTGCCATAAGCATTTGTTCTATTTGTTCTTGGCCTGCTTCTCCGCCACCCAATAATCCAGCTCTTCCACCATCAGCTGCGTAAAAATTTGGTTGTACATATTCTTTTCCTGGCATGAAAGCTAATGTGCTTGCACCCGGGTTTGTATAATAATCTCTTGCTTGATTTCTTATCTCTGCAATACTTGAAGGAACTGAAGTCCATGATTCTTCATCAACTTCTTCTTCATCACCTTTACCCATTAAGAATGGCATAGCTGTTAAAGCTGCTGCCCCTAATCCGAATGCATGTTTACCGCTGAACTGTCCACTTTGCCATGGGTTTAAAAATTTGTTAGCTCCGCCTTTAATCATATTCCAAATGCCTCCTCCTCCACCAGGAGATACTAGATTTTTAGCTCCCATCATATTTCTCATCCAACCGGCACCTTTTAAACCTCCAAAACCTCCGGCTCCCATACCCCACATTCCTAGACCACCTATTAAAGCAGCCTTACCTAGTGGGCTCTTAACAATTTTCTTAACACCACGTACCGCTTTTTTAACTAAGCTTCCTAATCCGTACTGTTGTCTGGGTTGTTGCATTCTTGAAATTGCCATAATTTTACCTTAATCCTACGTTTTACTTTGTTTTACTCAACAAATCAAGGGGAGGCATCACAACTTTTACATCTTGAGCCATGTCTTCGTTTGTATACCCCTTAGCTTCCCAGTCTTTTCTCTCCTTAAAAAGTTCGCCTGTTTTCTTATGTCTGTAAGTTTCCTCTACTTTTGCTTGTTTTACTTCCATTAGTCTATTCTCTCCTTTTGAATGTTTAAATAACTAATTGTTATGTCTACCCCATCGCTGACGGTTCCTGCTGTTGTATATGAAAGAACCGTATTACCTTCAACTATCATGGGATTACTTAGTATTTCTACACTTGCCGATGTAGATAATGTTTGAGTATTAATAACCTGAAAACCATTATTAGTAATCGTAATGGTTGGTGTATTAGAAGCCGACTTATTTGTTACATGCAGAGACTTAATAATATATGTCTCGTTAATTAAAGGGTTTTGAGTAGCCGCTCCGGTTACGGGTGGTACTAAAGTAGTTCCAAAGAACTTAATAGGTCCCTCAGCACTGGTGCTGGTTACCCCATACATTTTATATTGATTTACTACTCCCATTATTCCAAAAAGAAACTCTTAGCTTCTATTTCTTGCTTCACTTCTTCTTGAAAGGAAGTATTTAATTTTATTATAACACCATCTAAATCTCTAACTAATGATTGTAAGTTAGATTGAGTGTATTCTGGTTCAGCTCTTGTTAATGATTGTACGATCTTTGCCATTATCTTCTTCCTCCTGGATGTATGTCTAGTCTGAATGTGCCAAGTTTCCAATCCTCACTGTGAGCTGTATTAGCTACTTTTAAAGCTATGGATCTTGCTCTTATTCGACAGTCTTTTTTAGTCGTTGAAGAGTCAGTACTGAAATCAGTAGTGACGCCTGAACTATTTGGATACGTACGTGTTGTAAAACTTACTTGAGTGTTTCCTGATTGAGAAATAAAGTCTGGTATAAACCTACTTATTCTCATTATAAATTCTCCGTCTCCTCTAAGATCGGGCATACCTACACTAGTCCCAGTTGTACTTTTTTTCTGGGTAATATCAAAATCACCCGAAGTAATAGTACCTATAACCGCAGTCACAGTTCCTGCTCCGTCAATTTGATCGGTCCCTGTTTCCTGTTCATAGTATATAGTAGTTCCATCCGTATTTCCAGTAACATCGAACGAGTCATTATCGGATGTAGTATAATAACATGCATGTGGTTTAGCAAATACCGAAGAATCAGACCATGCTGTTCTAGGTAAAGTACCTGTAGTCCAGATAGGTCTCTTGGGAGAAGAGTCTAAATAGTTATAGGTCACAACTCTATCGATTACATCTACTCCATCCTGGGCATAGAACCAGCTTATTTCTCCATACAAATTGTTTAGTCCACAATTAATAAGGTCTCTTGCTGTAGTATTTATATCGTCATAGACGTAGTCCTCTACTAAACAAGGTACTGTTTTAAGTTGACCATCATATTGAAAAAATCCATTCTCTGACATCCAGTATGCAGTACCATCAACCTCTACATTTGCGTTCTTACCTAATAAACCACAGTTGGTTCCCACCGGCTCAAAGGCAAACGTAAACGGTGCTCCAACAAATCGCATAAGAAATAGTGCTGTGTCGGTCCATACATAAATAGCATCCCTACCTTTAACGGCTCCCATGATTTTAGAACCATTGGCAAGTCTCTGTGTACCTGCGGTATTGGTTGCTGTTACTGTATAGGAATCAGATTGATCAATACTCTCTTGGTCCGAGAATCTAATAAACATATCATCTTGAGTAGTGTCGTCACCAACCGTTGTTTCTGTTCCAAAAAAGACTAAGTGTCTGTCCGGAGTAGATACTAATACATGTCTAGATTTTGTAGGAGCATTAGCTAAGACAGTCGCTCTTACTGCGGTTGCATTGGTAGGTGCTGAATCCCATTTAAAACATTTTCCATTATAAATAAGTGCAATTAAAACTGAGCCATAGTTATCAAAAACCCATAACCCAGGATCAAGTGTATAGTCAGCAGAAGAAGCTTGTCCCCATGCTACATAAGAAGAAATGTCTGTTACCGTTACACCGGCAAGGTGTGTTGCTTTTGTTGTTCCATTAACTCCTCTCGCACCCCCACTTAAAGTATTGGTACCGGTATCATTATTTGTAAAACTAATGTCTTCAGTTCCAATTCTAATTTCTCCTGAAGTAGGGAAAGCTGAAGAATTGGCTAATACAATATCCGTTGTAGTTGTATTAGTTAATGCTGTCGCCAAAGTAGTTGTCGCTGGACCCGATGCAGTTCCACCAAAGTTCGCTGTACCCCAACCATAGCCACCTAATTGTTGAGAAGGGCCTACATGGTAATACAATAATGCAGAAGCAGTGTTACCATCACTTGTAGTTAAAGGTGTCCCTGATTCGGCCGTATCCATTGTAATAGTAAAAGTAGTAGATGTAGGAACCGAGGTTACCATAAATTTTTCATCTTCAAAAGTTGCATCCGTATAAGTTGATCCTATTGCAGTGACTCCACTGACAGCATCAAACAGAACAATGTCATCATCAATTAGACCATGAGCCCCGGTACATGTTACTGTAACAGATGTTGATGAAGAGGTACTTGTAAATGTTGTTCCGGTTAAGGTAGTTCTAATAGGGTGAATATCGTAGTAAGTTCCCCCTGAATAAGCATATAAAATTCTGTTGGTTCCTATGGCTGCGTATTTGATTCCTGCACCATTATCCCAATGGTGTAATGCACGTCCCGCACCAGTTAATGCCGAATTACCTAACTGTTGCCAGCCGCCTATTTTTTCTGGAGTCCCGTATCTAAAACGAACATTGTCACCCGCATACCACTGCCCTTCGGCTCCTGTTTGTGTGACTTGTTTGTTGAATCCGGGTATAAAGCCTAGTTTCTGTAGCATAATGGGCCATTATATATAGTTTTTAATTTTTTGGTAGTATTATATTC